AGGATATATTAGTCCTATTAGTATCTTGCGGTGGAACACCGCAGTACACGGAACGTCCAGTTCGGCATTGCCGGACTTGCTTTGACGCACAGGAGAATCACAATGGCTAGTCTGACGTATTGTCACCCTCATAAAGTGTACATTCCTCACCTTGAGGAGTGCCCGTTTTGTAAGGTGATACGACTAAGAGAAGCTGCTGTGATTCGCTATATTGCGCGTCATGGCAGAAAACCCATTGAAATTCAGGACTTTCGCGATGACCCTCAGCTTGCTTTGGGTACTCGTTACTGGTCTGAAGTCGAAGGACTAGTCGACGACTTCGATCAACCGATCGATCAGTTGACATTCAATGGGAGAGTTAAGTAGTGTCTTGCCCCTCGTTCACCAATCTCCACGGATTTCATTTCGTGGTTGATTCGAAAACCGCCCGTAGTGATGGACAACTCCTTGGGAATCCTTTCCATGGAGAATCTTATCACGACGTTACAACGGATACTTCTTATAGAAGCCCGTTGGTTCGCGGTGATCATGACGGTCCCACTAACTATGTACGCGAGATTATGTCAGTTGTTACTGACATACCTTTTGTATATAGGGATGTGTTCCCGTTAGGTGATGGGTCAATTCGGGATATTGTCACTAGTGAATACATTAGTACAAAATTCCCGACGAGCTTCATGAATCCACCTGAGAGGGTGGGTGCTTTAAGAGAGAACTCCTATAGCGCTAGTATCACGAAGGCATTAAACCGCTTACGTGACAACACCGCCGAAATTGGGGCTGCCATCTTTGAAGCTCGCCGCACTGCGGAGGAGCTTGCCATCAATGCCAAGAACCTTCTTGCTGCATGGAATGCAGCTCGAAGGGGCAACATAGCTCTTGCTATGCGAAATCTTGGACTTGGTAAGCGAGATTTGTTGACAGGTAAGAGCGCTGCCAACGCTTGGCTCAGCTTGATCTACGGTTGGTTGCCGTTAATGAACGACATGACCGAAGGTGCTGGGCGACTTGTTAAGGGCTACCGTGATGAAGGTTTCATCATTATGGCCCGCTCTACGAATAAATGGCTCTTCGAAGAACCATTTACCACCGGTGACTTCAAGTCCCGTTGGCTTGCCGGCGGAGGCACAAAGTGTCAATTGGAAGCTCGAATTAAATCGAGTTTCCTTGACAGCCTCGACGGAAGTGGAGTTTTAAATCCATTGAGTATAGCCTGGGAACTTGTTCCCTTCAGCTTCGTTGTCGATTGGGTCGTACCGATCGGGAACATACTTGATGCTCTTACGGCTTCGGCCGGACTCGAACTCGCTGCGGGTTTTACCTCTGAGTGGTACGACACTGGTTTTGAAAGCAGTGTCGCATCATTTGGGGAAGGTATTAAGATAGTGGATGGTGGAGAATTTAAACTACGCCAGTACCGATTCGAAAGAAAGGTACTGGATGGTTTTCCTCTACCCCGCCTCTATGCTAAAGCCAACCCGTTTTCTACACCGCATATATTGAGTGCGGTGTCACTCATACGTACTGCGGCGGGAAATAGTTCTCGCCGCTATAGATAGGTCCACATCTCAGAATCATCTGGATGTCGATAGGAGACTAATATGCCTCAAATCGAAGCTCTAGTCCTCACGGACAGAGACGCGACTCCCGATGACCACACGTTTAATCCGCGTGGCATCGATAGCGGCGTTGCGACCTATGTCGAGTCAGTGACCGGCGTTCCAATTGCGGACCGCCGTATCACCGTTTCGGTCACCAAACCCTCCAGCAATGGTAGGGTGAAGGTTAACGTGAAAGTTACCCTTCCGGTGGTTCAGAACGTGGAGGTGGTCGGTGTTACGAAACCGACGATTGTGCGTACCAACTATGCCGATTTGACCTTTAATTACGATACCACTTCGTCAACCCGTGAACGGGATGACTTGGTGGCCTTCGTTGAAGGCCTGTTGGCGTGGACGGACAATCCGTTGTCGGCGACTATTGTCGACCTTGAAGGCCTGTACTAGGTCAGTTTTTATAAGGACTGATCCATGGACGAGCCTACTCCTGTTACGCTTCTTGGAATTAAACTACCCAAGAGTTTGCGTGATAAAGCGAAAGGTGCCCTGCTTGCGTTTTTAGGCGCAGGTGTGGCCGCTTTACTTTCGTTCCTATCCGGTGACCAGAAGGTCCCGGTGACTCCCACTATAGGAGAACCTAGTGAGAAAACCACCGCGAGTCCGCATCCAGAAGGATGCCAATACTCCAGTGCCGAACGACCTGACCGGATTCCTTGTTTCATCAATAGCGAGTTTACCGTCGTCAACGAAAGTTGACTACTTAAAAACTCAATATATGACCAAGTTCTTATCCGACGACACAGCTCCTGCGCAAGTGCGTAGGAACAGGGCCATTTTTAAGTGGCTCTGCGCTGAACGTGATAATGAAGCCACAAATGAACGCATTCTTTTAACCCCCGAGGAATATCAAATACTACCTCGGGTTGCGTTCAAGGATTTCATGTCACACTGTCGCGATACCGTTGTTGGTATCATCGGTGAAACTCCACCTGTGTGGGCCTGTATTGGCTCATTCTCAGGAGGTGCATCGACGAGTCGTAGTCGTACCGAAAGCCATCCGGCCGGTAAGTACCTCGGAAAAGCGCACGTCACCCCTCGAGCTAAGGAAGTCTTTGAGGACCTATGGTCCGAAATGCCTCCTTGGTTCGGGGAGAAGGGTTCGGTTTCTTTAGAAACCGTCCCCGGCAACGTGATGTTCACTGTTCCTAAGAAAGACACTATTGATCGAGTGGCTTGTAAAGAGCCTGACATCAATATGTTCATACAGAAGGGCATAGGTAATTATTTTCGTGATTGCCTACGCATGACTGGCATAAACCTCAATGATCAGACGAAAAATCGATCATTGGCACGGTCAGGCTCGATGAGTGGACGTCTAGCGACACTGGATCTTTCCAGTGCCAGCGACAGCGTTACTTGTCAGCTCGTAGCGGAAATGCTACCCGTGTGCTGGTTCACTTTATTGGACTCTGTAAGGAGTCCAGTTACCATCATAGATGGTCATGAACACGTCAATGAGATGTTCTCATCGATGGGTAACGGCTTTACATTTGAGCTTGAGAGTTTACTCTTTCTTGTTCTTGTTAGGGCTGTCGCTCATTTCACGAGGACTCCAGGTGCCATCTCCGTATATGGTGACGACATCGTTTGTCCAACAGAAATGGTGGACTTGACAATCTTTGTCCTTAACTGGTTTGGCTTTCAAGTTAATCTTGATAAGTCTCACTGGTCTGGGGATTTCAGAGAGTCGTGCGGTGGTCATTATGTTAACGGGGTTGACATAACTCCTTTCTACATTAAAGGACCGATCCTAAGACTAACGGATCTTATTCACGCAGCGAATCAGCTGCGTGAGTGGGCTTCTTTGGAAACTGGGGTCTACCCAGAATCGTTGATCAAGTGGTGTGTTATCGATCCTTCGATATCCTCCATTTGGTTGCGACTAAGGGAACATGTCCCGAAGTGTCTTTGGGGTGGTGCAGACTTTTCATTCAAGTTTCAGCTCGTCTCAGACGATACTCCCCATATGCGGCTTTATTCGAAACCGCGTAAGAGGGATACTGGACTTGGTGGTTACCTGCATTGGCTTAATGCCACTAGGAAGCGC